GAAAGACCGTCGGAAACCAATAAAAAAGATTTCTCTTGATGTTGTTTTAGAAGCAATTGAAAAGGTGGATAATCCCTCCACAGCATACAGCGTATTTGTAATCGCCAAAAAACTATTTTCTTACGGAGATAATAAGGAAAAGTTTGATGCGTTGGATAAAAATATTAAACAAAGAAAACGGGAAATACAAGTTGATAAAAATAAAAACCTCTCGCAATCTCTGCCGACATATAAAGAGATTGGGGCAGCAGTCAAGAAGGAAACTGAACCTCGCAAATATATTACAAGTTTCATAATGTTTAAAATTAATACACGCAATCAAGATGTCGCTCTTGCCGACCTCCACGCAAAACCGAAAGACCAATATGACGAGAAGAGAAACCATCTCATTCTTGACGGGAATAAAGTTATATTTATTCGTAATATTTACAAAACGGCACGGAAATACGGACAAAAGAAAAATATTATTGCTGTTAAAAAGTTTGCCGACGCTGTGAAAGAATTGCTGGGTGATGCTGATACAAAACCATTATTTACCCGCAAGAACGGGGAGCATATCAGTCAAGCATCTATCGCCTCATATTTAAAAAGGTATGTTGTGCTGGGACTGAACGAGGGTCTTATAATTAAAGCAGTTCTTAAATATGCCGACGAAGAAGGCAGTTATGATATGTTGCGAAAAATTAGTGCTAATCGTGGAACTGGTGTAAATGTTCTTTTACAAGAATACGATGTTTCAAATATTAAAGAACCGAGCGAAGTTATTTCACAGAAGCAAGAAGTTAAACAAAACGTGGAGGTTGAATAAATCTACGATAGTCTGCTAAATGGTAAGAATTAAATATTATCTTTTGGTTCATCGGCACTTCCACGCAGTCAAATAATGCTTTGGGTGTCTTGTATTTCTTTTTTTTTAAAACTAAATCATTATAATTTAATATTGGTATGCGTTTTAATATCTCCTGTTTTGAACTGAATAATCCAGCATATCCAATTCGGGTTCTCTCATAATTACTATACATCACAATAATAAATAATTTATTTACCATTTATACATATTCTAAATAAAATATTTTTTTGATTGATAATACTCCCTTCCTTTTTGCTTAAAAAACTCTTTGTTTGCTTGGTAATACTCCTTTCTCCTTCTTTTGTCTTTCTCCACATTCAACCCACAACAAGAATTACAATTTAAATCCGCTTTCAGTTCGCACCTAATACGCTCTTCTTCTATATTTAATTGTTGTTTAGTTTCGCACGGAAACTCCTTATATGGTTTCATATCCCACTCTCCGTCATTATCACGAATGGTTTTGTATAATTTAATGTCTTTTATTTCAATATAAGTTTTATGTAAGTTTTTGCGGTTGGTAAAGTTTGTGGTGCTTCCAACATACAGACTATCTCTCGTGCGAATTGTGTATATAATACTTTTGGAATAGTCGGGCATATTATCCTAAAACATCTTAAATTATCTTTAAATTTTATTTATACAAACATCATACTCGGGGCGGCAGGTGTCGGCGACGGCGACGGGGTTGGCGGCGGCGGTGGTGCTACTTTCTTTTCCCTTTTAGTATATTTCCTCTTCTCTTTCTTTTCAGGAGGTTTTACCTCCTCTTTTTGGGAAGCAATTAGTTCTTTATATTGTTTCATCGTGAGCGGTTTATCATCTGGGTCTTGTGCTGGTGGCGGTGGTGCTGGTGCTGGCGGCGTTTCCTTAACGGGTGTAATCTCTTTTGCTGCGGGTTTTGCTTTCGCTGCCTTTTTTGCTGCCGCCACATCTCGTAATCGCTGGTCGTTCGCTAATTGTTTAGCAGTTCTCTCTCTTTTAGGTTTTGCCTTTACCAATTTAGGAGGAGGAGGCACATCATCAAATTCCTCTTCTTCACTACTGGAAGAATCTTCAATTACTTCTATATGTTCTTTCTCGCTCAACTTTTCAATTGGTTTTCTCACAACTTTTTTCTTCGCCATATATATATATGGAGAATATAAAAAAGTTAGAAACCGAAGCGGATTTTAATTTGCTAAATAAAAATGTTGGAAACATTATTAACGAGAGCGTATATGAAGACGGGCGTGACTGGACGCAAGATGAGGTTAATTTATTTGTAAAACAATTTCAGCAGTTTCAGGAAGAAGAAGATGTTGATATTAATATGAATATGTTAGACCCTAATTTTATATCGCTGGAAGATTACAAGGAAAAGTTTAACGGTTTTGACGACGAAACCCTTAAATATATGGTGCGGTGCGAGAATAAAAAATTAGAGGACGCAAGAATTCCTCCTCTTATCGTGCGGAACGAAAATATAACTTTAACAGATAGTTTATCTAATGTTATATTAAATGGCGAGGAAGATAGTTCAAAAACAGAATGTGACTCAAATAGTGAAAGTGATACTCGGGGACTTGAAGAAACCGAAGAAGAAGAAGAAGAAAAAGAAGTCAGCGTCTAAACCTAAAATGCGGTCAGCGTTAGATGTGGCGAAGAATCCTGCTCCATATACAATCCCATTATATTATCCACCTTTTCCATCGGTGATAAATCATCAACCTAAACAAAGCGGGGTTCAGCAAGCGGTCGCGAGTGCTTTAAGAAATTATAAAGATATTAATGCTGCCGAATTAAGGAGGTTGCGTGGAGATTTAACAGCATACAGGCAAGAACAACAAACGGCATTCCATCAAAACGTCGCCTATCCAAGAGCGACCGTAAATGTTGGCGACGGAGATATGAGTGATATTAGTTCCTCTTCGGCGACAACCGCCGCCGAACCCGACAGCGATTATGTGCCTTCTGTTCCGTCAGTCGTTGCTTCTGTTGCTCCTTCTGTTGCTCCGTCTGCCGCTTCTGTTTTGACCTTTGGTAGAGCAGATAATTTAGTAGCAGATATAAAAAACCTTGTTGGAGAAATGGTTTATTCTCCCACAGATGTTAGTGATTTTGAGGGTTTTACATCGGCAACATCGTTAGGACGAGGAGCAGGGGGCGGCGGATTTAGAAAAGTATCATTTCCCGAATTTCCAAGTATAGCATCACAGAGCGAGCGAAAAAGTAGAAGGACATATAAGGATAATGCTGCTAATCGCAGATTGGGACGGGTGGGACAGAGTTATTAAAGTATGATATTATTATTCTCTTATTATATTATAAATGAAAATCGTTGAGATACAAAATAAAGATTTACGAGTCAATAAGGTTGAGATGGACTGCGATAAATGTATAAAAGATGGAAAAGGACGAAGTATAGCAGAACCTTTAATGAATACTTCTCATTTTTACATTATTAATGGTGCGTCGGGTATGGGAAAAAGTAATTTAATTGTATCATTATTAAAGTCGCAGAAAATTACCAAAGATAAAAAGGCGAAACTCTCATATAGGAAAATGTTTGATAAAGTCATATTTGTATCACCTTCTGCCGCCACAATAAAAAATAGTCCGCTTGAAAAAATAGCAGACGACCAAAAATTTAATGAACTCAATAGTGAAGTTTTTGACTTGCTGGAAGATATTGGCGATGATGCTGTTGAAGATAATAAACACAATCTATTAATTTTAGACGATGTTAGTTCGCAGTTGAGGACGAGAGAAAATGAGAAAATATTAAATCAAACTATTAAAAACAGACGGCATAAAAATCTATCGGTTTGGATTGTGGGTCACAAAATTACAGACCTCGCTCCCTCGCTGCGGTCAAATGCTAATATGATTTTTCTCTTTAAACCAAAGACAAATAAAGAGGTTAATGCGATACAAGAGGAGTATATGTTGATGCCGAAAAAACAGGCAGAAGAGATTTTTGATGCTACTTACAAATCTCGTTACGATTTCCTCTTGATAGATACATCGTTGCGGACGAGTGCCGACTTTCGTTTTTTTAGAAATTATAATGAATTGGTTTTTGAAAAAGAAGACAAAATGGAGAACAAAGATTAATATTTTTATTGACCTAATATATAATGGCGAACTTTTTAAAAAACGTTGGAAAAGCAGTCAAACACGGTGATAGAGCGGGACATAAAGCGAAACGGGCGGTTCGTCAGGCGAAAAAGGCAAAAAAGGCAGCGAAACACGGCGACACGCAGGCGGCGGCGAAATATGCGGGGAAAGCATTAAAGAGCGGTTTCCAAGCGGGTAAGCAGGGACACAAGGGGGCGAAGGCGGTAAAACGTGGCGGTAAGCAATTGGGTAAAGCGGCGTCTGCTGCGGCGACCCGTAATCCTGCGGGAGTTGCGAAAGCGTTTGTTGAATAAAAATATTACAATATAATATATGGAAAAACTGGAACTACAATTACAAAATAATATAATAATGTATTCTCGCCCAACCTATCCCTATTTAGCAGAGATTAACGGATTAAACAAATGGTATGACGGAGAGGAGTGTTTTCATCAAGAGAATAAAATCCGCTGGGTATTAGATGCGATAAAGTTAAGAAATGAGATTAATATTGAGAGGTTGGATTGCGAGTGGCGATTATACGTCCAAGACATCGCAGCAAATTATGTATTTTCTTGAAAGTTTAGGAATATAATTTTCAAAACAATTAATTAAAAAATTGATTTAGAAAATTATTTTCTTTTTATAGTATAAGATGAATAAGATTAGCGACCAGTTAAACGAGGATTATCATTATCAAACATTTATTATTGATTTTGCTTTTCATAATAAAAGATTGGATTGTGATAAATTGAAAAAATATTTAATTAGAGGAAGCAGGGACGTTGTATTTATAATGACTGGAAATGGTAGATTAACCGCTCTTGTTGAAGATATGGAAAGCACTAAAAATATTTTAAGTAATAAAATTGTGAATTATTTTAATACTGTTGAAAAAAAATCAAAAAAAATGTATGATTTGACTGTTCTTAATATTGAGGAATTAAATCACGAACCACATAATCCGTTTGATTATTGGTTGTCGCAGTCTATATATTTGATTGAGAAACGGGGTGAAAAATGGGATTACACCTTTTATATTAAATATTATAATAATGATTTTATAAACAGAATATATAGCACAGAATATATTGATTATTTTAGAACTCACGAAACACACGAGAACATTCAAGAGTATCTACAAAATAAAAAAGCGAAACGAGAACATAAACAGAATACAGAGTTGATGAAGAAAGAAATAGACAAAAATCTATTTATTAAAAAGATTAATACCCTCTTTGGTTTTACAAATAATAAAAGTGATTATTTATCTAAACGAATTGTATGCGGTTTGCTGGATTTGGATTATAAATGTAAAGGTGATATTAAAAGATTAAATATTATACTTACTGATTATGGGGTAGGGTATGATAGAAAGAAGATGATTAATAGAGAATGTGGTGTTTTCTTCAATATTTCTTTAAAATAGTATATTAGACATTAGACATTAGACATATGATTATTACTTTGTGATTTAGTATTTCAAGAATATTAGAAACTTTTACTTTTTATTTTTGTATTTCTTGAATATAGAATAAATATTCAATCCTCTAATCTTCCAAATATTACATATTTTACATTTGTAATTACAAATCTACATTTTCTTCATCTGTATCTTCATTTTCTACATTATGTGAATAATACAAAACCTCATTCGGGGAGCGGTGATAATCCCCAAAAGGGTCGTGTGGATTTTTAGAACTTGGTATTTCTTCATATTTTTTGTCTTTTATTTCATAATAGGTTTTATCAAATGTTTCAGTATAACCATTATCAGTTTGTATAATCTTGTATGGTGTGGGTTCTCTCTTGGTTGTTAGACAGCAATACGGGCAATAACACGCAAGTTTCGCATTCCATAAATATTTTTCATTATATTCTATCGCTACTGGTTTTCCCGAACATTTTGTGAAATCCATTTATATTATTGGATTAAAATAAATATTGATTCAATTTTTATTTTATTACAAAACACGCGCCAACAGGTCAATCGGGATATAATAATATTGGTTCAGTTCAGGTCTGCCTCTATCAAACCTCCCACCCTCTCGCAACTCAAATTGGTTTATAATATCCTCTGTTATTTCTATATTATAAAGACCATCAGTAAAAGAAAAAAGACAAACTGACCTCTTACCGCTTTTCAGCATATAATCTATTTTACCTTTGCTTATCATCGTAGTAGGATATTTATTGTAAGTATTTCTTCTACTTTTTAATTCTATCAATACATCTTCACTCTCGTAATCCACACGACACCCCCGTTTAGTCTTACAGATATTCTCCCCATATTTGTCTTTTATTTTACTAAATAAGTCATCTTCTTTTTGGAAACCGAAATCTAAATCTCTTTGGAACATTTTATAGTATAATAATATAATAAATGGACGAAATTGACTATGAGATATTTTTTTTAGATATGTGATATATATATGAAGGATACATACTATTTATTTCGCAGCAACAAACCAGCAAAAAAGTTTGTTATGGTGATGCCGCCGCATAATCATATCCATCATTTCGGTTCGTCAGCACACAGGGACTTTACTTTGATGAATGATAAATCTTCAAGGTTTTATGAACCCGATAAAGAAAAAAAAGACAAAATTAAAACAAATTATATTAATCGCCATAAAAAAGACCCAAAAGGGGAGCATAACCCGAGTTCTATGAGCGATTTAATATTATGGAGCGAACCGACCTTACGAAAAGGCATCACAAAATACGAGAAACGATTTGGTGTAAAAGTGGTATTTAGTGATACAAAATTAACAGAAAACTTAAAAAAAAAATTGATTTAGATTTTTGTGAATTATCCAACAGCATCAACCCGACAAAAATGGAGAACACAAAAAAAGATATTAACAATCGGTTTCCAATCTTGCCTATCATTTACCGACCTGCGAATTGTCCCTTTTTAGACGAATGTTCCCCTCAATCTTTTTGGTGTATTCGTAGAAGTGTTGAAGAAGATTTCCCTAATTGTGTAATAAAAGAATATGATATTGATGACCTTACTAAATATCTTGTAGAGAAAAAACTTCCAGTAAAAAATATTAAATTATACATCTAAAAGCGTAATCGCTGAAAAACCATAAAAACCCGTAAAAATACATACAAATATTTTTTATTGTGAAAAGTGCGAGTTGAGGGTTTGTAATTTTTTGTTAAAAAAAAAATTGATTTAGATTTTTGTGAATTATCTAACAGCATCAACAGATACAAAATGGCGACTCACAACAAAGACTTCCCCCCCTTTGACCTCCTCTATCGCTTAACAACCAGTAAAAAGATGAGTGCGGCGTTTAGTAAAATTAACGAAATTAGAGATTATTACTTTGAAGGTTGCGAGATTTTGGTTCAACACGAAACGGGTGCGGGTGATAATTATGTAATGTTTAATATTATGGGAAAAGACGGCAAACCAGTTCAGTCGTATTTGTGGGACGAAGAAAAATCTTTTGATGATAAACCAGCATTTCACGATTGGAGTGAAATTATGGAGCAGCGGGAGGCAGAAAAAAAACCAAAAAAAGTGAAGAAAGGTAAAAAGAACCGCTCAAAAAAATAGTAATCGCTGAAAAACCATAAAACCCCGTAAAAATACATACAAATATTTTTTATTGTGAAAAGTGCGAGTTGAGGGTTTGTAATTTTTTGTTAAAAAAAAATTGATTTGAAATTTCTCCAACCTTTTAAGAGCATCAACGGTGCGTCCGCTGGGTTATTCAGCGACACCAAATTTAAATTTGAACTGAAAACTCATCAACCTTCCAAGAGCATCAACAGATACAAAATGGCGACTATCAACATCACTACCGAGTTCGTCCCCGAAATTTGGGAACAAATCAAGGAATACGCTGGAATATATCACATCTCTACTAATCTTATCCATTTTGATAAACTTACTTTTGCGGAACTTGAAGAAAATGTTGATGCTTATGAGGACGAAGTCCCTACACCATTTGGATATATTGGTATTGCGAGTATTTATGAAATATTATATTGTAAAGAGCAACTTGAATGCTCGGGAGGCAAATGGTTTTATGAGGGCGAAGAAGTAAAAGAAGATGAAAAAAAAGAGTTGCTTGTTAAATGGATAAAAAAAAAGTATCGTCAAGAATATAAATATCTATCCCAAGAAGATAGGATAGATTTTTGGAATGAGGTGAGCGAAATGATTACGCATCATTTTAAAAAAAGGGACGAAACAAAAGCGGCGGCAAAGAAAAAACGGGCGGCGACGAAAGCAGCAAAAGAAACGCCAAAAGGTATGATTGCCGAAATCAACAAGATTGAAGACGAGAGAAGAAGACTGATTAAAAGAATGAAAGACGACCAAGAAAAACTGAATAAACTGACTACGAAGGGGCGGGAATGGAGAACCAAATTGGATAAAAAAAGGGACGAAGTTCGTAATTCTAAAAATCAACAGAAAACTTAAAGATAAAATTGATTTAGATTTTTGTAAATTATCTAACAGCAGCAACAACAAATGGTATTTGATAATTGTGACCTTCTCAATAAAATAATGCTGTATAATTCTACACCTTGTGCTGATATTATGAGAGAGCATTTCAAAGTGTGTTCTGGTATGAGTCAGTTTATGTATATGTCTTATTTTGGTTTTAATCCATTAACACAATATGGTTCTAATGGTAGAAAAATCCACGTAGATTTTGATAAATATTGGGAAGATTTTGATAAATATTGGGAAAATTAAAAATCAAAAATCAACACTCATAGAAAAATCATCATCAGTTTTAGTTTTTGTGGCGAGAGCATAATCGCTCACACGCTTCTCAAAAAAGTTTGTTTTACCGTCTAAACTAATTGCCTCCATAAAATCAAAAGGATTACTCGTATTAAATATTTTTTTAATTTGTAGTTGGATACACAATCTGTCGGCGACAAACTCAATATAATTACTCATCATTTTCTCATTCATTCCCAGCAATCGGCAGGGCAACGCCTCACAAATAAAATGCTTTTCTATTTCTACTGCCTCTTTAATAATCTCTTTAATTTTTTCCAAACTCGGTTTTTTAACCAATTTATGAAAAAGACATACAGCAGTTTCCACGTGTAACGCCTCGTCACGACTTATTAATTCGTTGCTGAAAGTAAGACCATTCATAGCAACACCTCGTTTTTTTAACCAATATATAGCACAGAATGCTCCCGAAAACTGAATACCCTCCACGCAAGCGAACGCAACAAGACGACTTCCGTAAGACCTTTTGCGGTCACCAATCCATTTTGTCGCCCAATCTGCTTTCATTTTAATTGCTGGAAAGTTATTAACCGCATTAAACAATTTGTCTTTTTCTTCTCTTCCCTTAACGATTGTATCTATCAAAAGTGAATACGTTTCGCTGTGTATTTGCTCTATGAAAGTTTGGATAGAATAACACGCTCTCGCCTCGCTTAATTTAACTTCTTCCATAAAACGTCCTACAATATTTTCCATTACAATCCCATCGCTCGCAGCAAAAAAGGCAAGAATAATTTTGATAAAATGTTGCTCGTTTTCACCAAGTTTATCAAAAACGTCCCTGTCTTTACTCATATCAATTTCATCTGTCGTCCAAAAACAACCTAATTGTTTTTTATACAGAGCATATAAGTCTTGATGCTGAATGGGGAAAAATGTGTGACGGTTGTTTTCTTCTAAAAGGATTGGTTCGCTCATCAGTAAAAAATATGGAGATTATTTTTTTATGAGTTTTTTAAAAGAGATTTTTAAAAGAGATTTTTAAAAGAAACTGTCGCCCCATATTTTGTATGACTTATATTCACCATCTTCGGTTAGGAATATAAGATTAAGTTGATAATCTATCCTATAATGATTTCTAAACGGATATTCGTCTTTATCAAACAGTAGGAAGGTAAAAGTATCAAGAGGTATTACTTCTTCGGGGAGGTCTTCAACATAACATTTCACTTCTAATTTTGCCTGTTTTTTCAAATTATTTATGTAGGTTTTATGATTATCCCAGTCCAAACAATTATTATCAATCATCTCTTGTAATTCCCAATCTCGGTCTTTTCTCTTTTCTTTGGTTAGTGGCGCTTCCGCAACATACGTAAATATATTCCACACCAAATTAGGTTCGGTAATTTTGCTTACAATTTCCATCTTGAATGCGGTTAGATGATTGCCGTCAATCACGCTCAATTTTTTATTTAACAAAACATCAACTCGCACTTTTCACGAATATAGGATTTTGTAGGACAAATTATCTCATATAAATATATAACGATGAAAATAAGATACAAACCCTCTGTTCCGCCACCGC